GCAAACGGCGCGTTGGCGTGTAGGAAAATTCGGAAACGTGGGTGTCCGATGCTTCCCGGCTGACGCCGGCGCGCCTGGCGCAGATTCTGGTGGCTGCTGAGCAGGGCGACATCATCGCGCAGTACGAGCTGTTCGAGGACATGGAGGAGCGCGACGCGCACCTATTTGCCGAGATGGGTAAGCGCCGCCGCGCGGTCGTGGGGCTGCCTTGGACGATCGAGCCGCCGAGTAACCCCAGCGCGAAGGAGCGCAAGGCCGCCAAGCGGTTGGTCGAGCTGGTGCAGTCGCTGCCGGATGTCGACGAGGCGTTGTTCGACATCACCGACGCGATCGGCAAGGGTTTCGTGTGCGTGGAGTTCGACGGCTGGGAGCGCGTGGAGGATGCGTGGCTGCCGAAGGCACTGCTGTATCGCCCGCAGACGTGGTTCCGTTTGCCGAGGCAGTTTCGGCAGGAGGTTCGGTTGCGCGACAGCTCGCCGGATGGCGCGCCTCTGCAGCCACTCGGATGGATCACGCACACGCACAAGAGCAAGAGCGGCTACATCGAGCGCGCGGGTCTGTTCCGCACGCTGGTGTGGCCGTATCTGTTCAAGGTCTACAGCGTCGGCGACCTCCAGGAGTTTTTGGAGATCTACGGCATCCCGATGCGCATCGGCAAATATCCGGCTGGCACCGGTGAGCCCGAGAAGGCCACACTGCTGCGCGCGCTGCTGTCGATCGGGCGCAACGCGGCCGGCATCATTCCGGACGGAATGAAGATCGACTTTGAGGAAGCCGCGAAGGGCGACCCCAAAGCATTCGAACTGATGCTCGACTGGGCGGAGCGCAGCCAGAGCAAGGCGATTTTGGGCGCGACGCTGACGTCGCAGGCGGATCGCGGCTCCAATACCAATGCGCTTGGCAACGTGCACAACGAGGTGCGCAAAGACCTGCGCGACAGCGATGCGCGGCAGGTCGCGCAGACGATCACCCGCGATCTGGTGTTCGCTATTGCGTCGGTCAACGGATTAGCGCCGGACGGCGTGCGGCGCTGCCCGCGGTTTGTCTTTGACACGTCGGAAACGGCGGACCTGACGACGTTCGCGGAGGCGTTGCCGCCGCTCATTGCGAGCGGCATGCGCATCCCGCGCGCATGGGCGCAGACGCAGGTCGGTATCCCGGAGCCGGATGGTGATGAGGACGTGCTGCTGCCCCCTGCGCAGCCGGCGCCTGCGCCGGGGCTTGGCCAAGTCGCACTGCGCGGCCACGTTCACAGCGCCGCCTGCCGAGCCAACAGCGATGCAGCGCGCGAGCAGGATGATTTCGTCGCCAATTTGGTCGAGCAGCTCGCGGAGCGAGCCGGGCCGATCACGGATCAGTGGATATCGGTGATCCGGGCTGAGGTGATGGAGGCCGAGAGTTTCGAGGATCTGCTGGATCGGCTCAGCCGGCTGCAAACCGACCTGCCGCTGGAGGAGTTGGGCGCGCTGATCGAGCAGGCGTCGGGGGTTGCGCACGCGGCCGGGATGTCAGACGCGGGGGACCAATCCAGTGCCTGAGGCTCGCATCGGATTCGAGACGTTCGCCGAGCAATTGGCGTTTTTCCGGCGCAAGGTCAATGTGCCGTCTGCGCGCTGGGACGATCTGCGGCAGGGCGATCATGCGCACGGTTTCATGGTTGCCGGACTGGCGCGCGCGGACGTGCTCAATGACATGCGCGAGGCAATCGAGGCGGCGATCGGTGGTGAGACGCTGGAGGATTTCCGCGCGCGCTTCGATGATTTCACACGCGGCCGATGGGAGGGTTTCACCGGCGACGGATCGGTCAAGGGTCGCGCCTGGCGCACGCGCATCATCTACCAGACCAACCTGCGCACAAGCTACATGGCAGGTCGGTGGGAGACGCTCCGCAAATTCCCTTTCATGCGCTACAACCACCACACCGTGCTAAACCCACGCGAGACGCACGTCGCATGGGACAATTTGATAATCGCCACATCGGACCCGTGGTGGTCGATCCACTACCCGCCAAACGGCTGGGGCTGTCGCTGCGATGCGACCGGCGTCAGCGATCAGCGCCTGCGCGCGATGGGACGCAAGCCGGATTCGGCGCCACCGCTGATCGATGGCGACCCACCGCCGGAATGGAGCTACCACGTCGGCGAGGCCGCGCGTTCGCTGCCTGTCGCCGCAGCGTTCGGCGAGCGTGTGATGCGGTTGCCGCAGGAGTGGCGTGACATCGCGCTGTCCGATGCGCAGCAACGGCGCGTCGACACGCTGGCGGACTGGCCTGCGATGGTTCGGCTCATCGCCGAGGGTCTCGCCGATGGAGCGGCCAGGCACACCGGCGCATCGGCCCCGTTGGGGTTCTTAGCCCAGCGTGTGGCTGCTGCCCTGTCCAGCGGTGTCACGCAAGCGGGCGAAGCATTCGCCGCGACGGTGCCGGTGACAGCACTTCTTGGCGCCACGGATGGCGGGGCGCTGCACGTCCTGCGCGATGCGAAATTCCGCAGCCGGCGATTCAGGCGTGAGCCGCGGCCGGAGGAACTGCGCGATCTATTTACCGCGACGCTGATCGACCTGCCAGATCAGTTGGCTTCGCCGGCAACATCGGTCTACTGGGATCCGGGTGTGGTAGACAAAACCAAGGGATTGTTGTTCGTCATTGAGCGCGACGGGCAGTTGATCAAATTCGTGTTCGGCGTGAGCGAGCGCCGCAAGACCCGGCGCACTCAAGTAACGGCAAACTGGCTGCGGACTATCGAATTAACGACCGTTGACCAACTGCACGAGATGACCTGGCTGGATGGGCCGCGCCGGTAAAAGAGTCCCTGGCAGGGGGCGGGATTCGAACCCGCATCACCACTCGCGTCGCCGCGAACGTCCCCGCTACCTGACTGAGGCTCTACCCGGCCAGGGACGCGCACAGTATAGGAGCTGAGGCAATGAATGACATCAAAATCACCCTGAGCGGCAACGCACTCACAGCGTTTGCAACGCTCAGCCAACGAATGAGCGATCTGTCACCGCTGATGGCCGATATCGGTGAGCTGCTGCTGGAGAGCACGCGCCAGCGATTCCGCTCAGGTCAAGCGCCTGATGGTACGCCGTGGATCCCGCTCAGAGACGGCAGCGGCCGAACGCCGTTAATACTGACCGGCACAATGCGCGATCAGATTTTCCCTGCCAGTGGCTCGGATTTCGTCGAAATATCCGCGTCTGCAAAACAAGCCGCGTGGCACCAGTTCGGCACTGATCCGTACGTCATCGAGGCGCGCGAAGGCGTCGCGCTAAAGTTCCCCGGCGCCAGCGGACCCGTGTTCCGCCGCAAGGTCCATCACCCTGGACTGCCACCACGTCCGTTCCTGGGTGTGAGCGAGCAAGACGATACAGACATCGTCACACTGGTCGGCGCTTACATCGATGATGCACTGATCTGACCATGCAAATCTGTTGTCCGTGTTGCCACACCGAGTTCCCCATCGAGGCTGGGTTCGCCGAGGCCGATGGCAAGCGGCTCGCCGCGGTGCTGGCAGCGCTGGACCCTGCTGTTGGGCGAGCGCTGATCAGCTACCTACGTTTGTTCAAACCACCGAAGACCTCCCTGCGCCTGGCGCGCGCCGAGAAAATAGCGCGCGAGGTCGCAGACCTCGCCGCAACCGGCGACGTCTGCCGCGACGAACGCAGCGGAGTGCGCCGACCGGCGCCGGCAACACTGTGGGCTCAAGGCATTGAGCAGATGCTATCCCAGCGCGATCGCCTCACGTTGCCGCTCGACGGCCACGGCTACCTGCGAGCGGTGGTGTTCGGCCTCGCCGACCAGGCCGAGGCGTCAGCCGAGCGCGATCGCGAGGAGCGGCTGCGCCGAGGCGCCCGCACTGGCCCCGGCGAGCCCGTGCGGGCGTCGAAGGTAGAGACCGCGATCAGCTACGCCAACAGCATGCTCGATCTGGGCGAGTGGTCCCGCGAGCAGGCGGTAGAGTACGTCGCAAAGGCCCGCTCCGCCAACTAGCGAGGAGATCATCAAATGCCAAGCCGATCAATCGTCTCGAAGCTACCAACGAGCGTTCGTTCCCAGCTGGATCGAAAGTTGCGCGACGCGGCGTATGGAGACTACGTCGCTCTGTCTGAGTGGCTCACAGGACTAGGCTTTGCGATCAGTAAATCAGCGCTACATTCGCATGGTGTGACTCTGCGCAAAGCCGACGCTGCGAATCAGGATGTACGCGCTCAGGTCGCTCTCGCGAGGCGACATCTTGCGACGCCGGAGGCCATGTCATGCGTCGAGTTGATCGATGGATTACGCCAACTTCGCATCCGCGAACACGCCGTGTTGGAGCAGCTTTTCGTGCTGCTGGAGCAAGCAAAGGGCTAGAAAAATGCCGCCTTCATCGCGTTGCGCGTGGAGCAACGTTGTTGCGTGGCGCGCCCTTCACCACCCTCCGCCTTCCTTCCCCTTCCGTCATTTATCGCAGTTTTGACCCTCATTTATCTCACCCGTGAACAGGCAAGGTGAACACCAGATGCGCATAGGGCACCGGCAGCACCTCCCCCAGCCGTG